GCCGTTTTTGGGGTAGAGGCATTTGTGAGAAGGGTTATAACTCTCAAAAAGCCCTAGATGCAGAGCTTAGAGCGCGTATTGACGCCCTAGCACTGACTGTTCACCCAATGATGGCTATGGATGCCACCAGATTGCCCAGAGGATCTCGACCAGAAGTAAGACCAGGCAAAGTATTGCTGACAAACGGTGATCCTAGAGAGGTTTTGCAGCCTTTTAACTTTGGACAAGTGTCTCAGATTACTTTTGCTCAAGCGGATGCCCTTCAGAAGATGGTACAGACCGCTACAGGCGCAATTGACTCAGCAGGTATACCTGGGTCTATAAACGGAGAAGCGACCGCAGCGGGCATCTCAATGAGTCTGGGAGCGATTATTAAGAGGCATAAACGCACTCTTATTAACTTCCAAGAGTCATTTCTGATACCATTCGTAACAAAAGTTGCACATCGGTACATGCAGTTTGAGCCAGATATCTATCCGGTGAATGATTACAAGTTTGATGTGGTGTCTTCACTAGGCATTATAGCCCGTGAGTACGAGGTTACGCAGTTAGTGCAGTTGCTTCAGACTATGGGTACTGATTCTCCGCTGTATCCGGTTCTTATTCAGTCGATTATCGATAACATGAATATTTCTAACCGTGAGCAGCTTATACAGGTTATTCAGCAGGCGTCTCAGCCTAATCCACAGGCTCAGGAGGCAGCGCAGGTTGCACAACAAGCACAACTGGCATTTCAGCAGTCTCAAACTAATGCTCTTAACGGTCAGGCAGCAGAATCGCAGGCCAGAGCGCAGAAGATTGCTCAAGAAACTAAAGCAATTCCTGTTGAGCTTGAAAACGACCGTATTAAGGCGGTTGCAACCAATATGAAAGCTGGAACTGAGGACGATAAAGAGTTTGAGCGGTGTATGAAGATTACAGATCGTCTTCTTGAAGAGCGCAGACTTAATCTTAAAACTGCTGAAGCAGAGCGACAAAGGTCCGCTAATTAATGGATGATACAGATTATGCGGTCTTTCAAGAGATGTTTGTCACCGATGGGTGGAAGCAACTCAAAGAAGATCTGGTTAATATGGCGCATGTATATAATGATGTGCAAACTACGAATTCGCTTGAAAGTTTGTACGAAAGAAAGGGAAAATTAGAAATTATTGCGATGTTGTTGAATTTAGAGGAAACAACAGAGCTTAATCGGAACATTGAGGGTAGCAATCTATCGTGGTGGACAGATGATAATCGTTGATTTTTGTTGCAAACAGGATCATGTATTCGAGTCATTTGTTCCACGTGAAACACAGCAGTTAGATTGTCCTGAATGTGGTACTGTAGCAAAACGTATCGTTTCTGCTCCGCGCTTTGTTCTTGATGGTTGTTCTGGGGATTTTCCTACAGCAGCCGATCAATGGGTAAAACGTAGAGAAGAAAAGATGGCATTAGAACGTAAGGTAGCCAAGTAAAAGTCCTCAAAGCTAAAGAGCTAACAGGGTAGCTGATACGCGGTCTTAGGAGTTTAATGATGGCAAAAATTATTGACCCAGTTGAGGTAGATGAAGACGTTAACGCTTCTGTCTCTGAAGATATTCAAGAGAATGTTCAAGAAGAGGTAGCGGAAGTACCGGAGCAGTATCGTGACAAGTCTCCAGCAGATCTTATCAAGATGCACCAAGAGCTTGAAGCTAAGCTAGGTAATCAAGGTAATGAACTAGGAGAGCTACGCAATGCGAAGCAAGAAGTTACTGAACTACGAAGGGTGTTAGACGAATACATTCTTAACCAAACCAATAATGATAAAGCCGAAGAGCCTGCCGAAGAGGTAGACTTTTTTGCCGATCCTGATAAGGCTGTAGAATCGAAGATTGCTAACCATCCTGCAATAAAGGAAGCGCAGCAAGCCTCAGTTCAAATGCGGCAGAATCAGGCTAAACAGATGCTTTTAGATAAGCATCCTGATGTGCCAGAGATTATCCAAGACAGCAATTTTGTAAATTGGGTTAAGGGTAGTCCTATCAGACAAGAGTTATTGCAGCGCGCAGATCAACAGTTTGATGCGGCTGCTGCTGATGAAATATTTAGTCAGTGGAAAGCATTGCAACAAATGTCTGCATCTGCTGATAACTCTGAGAAAGATGCCAGAAAAGATACTTTGAAAAAGGTTTCTACTGGCGGCGCAAAAGGAAGCACTGAAGCACCAGGCAAGAAGATATACCGAAGGGCAGATATTATTGAACTTATGAAGACTGACCCAAGACGTTATCAAAGCATGGAACCTGAAATTAGACAGGCATATGCGGAGAAGCGTGTCAGATGAGGTGATCTAACATGGCTGGTGAAACTTCCGGTGCTTTTTTTACGGCGAATGCGACCGTAGACTCAACCGCAGCGGCTACTTTTGTACCTGAAATATGGTCCGACGAAGTAATTGCTGCTTATCAAAAATCTCTTAAAATGGCTCCCCTTATTAAGACTCTGAACTTTCAGGGATCTAAGGGTGATGTTATTCACGTTCCTAAGCCTGTTCGTGGTTCAGCAAATGCTAAAGCAGAAGCTGCCGCAGTAACTATGCAGGCTAATCTGGAAAGTGAACTGACTGTTACTATTAACCGTCACTACGAATATTCTCGATTGATTGAGGACATCGTAGAAGTACAGGCCCAAGCAAGTCTGCGACAGTTTTACACTGAAGATGCAGGTTATGCTCTAGCGAAACAGGTTGATGACGATCTGTTCCGTGCTGGTACTGGTTTTGGTAGCGGTACTCTTGATATGACTGTTCCTGTAACTGGTACTTGTACTGGTACTGCATGGGAAGGTGCGAACACATTCTTTGTTGACGCATCTAATGGTCTGACTGCCTACACTGACGATACTGTATTGCCTGCTGACGTATTTACTGACGCTGGTTTCCGTGCGTTGATCAAGCGTATGGATGACAATGACGTTCCAATGACGGATCGCGCATTTGTTATTCCTCCTACACTGAGATCAGCAATCATGGGTACAGAGCGTTATGTATCTGCTGACTTCCGTGATGGTGCTACTGTTCAGTCTGGACTGATTGGCTCTGTTTACGGAATCGACATTTACGTTTCTTCTAACTGCCCATTGATCGAGGATGCCACTAGCAATACTGCTACTGGTGGAACTGCGGATATCCGTGGTGCTTACTTGATCCACAAAGACGCCCTAATGCTTGCAGAGCAAATGAGCGTCCGATCTCAGACTCAGTACAAGCAAGAGTACTTGTCAACTCTGTACACTGCTGACACGCTTTATGGCGTTCAGGCATACCGTCCAGAGGGTGGCTTTATTCTTTGCGTACCTGACGTATAAGATGAGGCGTGAGGAAGGGGGCTTTGCCCCCTCTCTTCTTATCTCATGCCTAAAAAAGACCCCCGATTAGCAAGGGTTGGAGTCTCTGGCTATAACAAGCCTAAGAGGACTCCCAATCACCCCACTAAAAGCCACGTTGTTGTGGCTAAATGCGAAGACGGATCTGTTAAAACGATTAGATTCGGTCAGCAAGGCGTCAAAGGCGCAGGCAAAAATCCCAAAACCGCAGCAGAAAAGGCTAGAAGAAAGTCTTTTAAAGCGCGTCATGCCAAGAATATTGCGAAAGGTAAGTGTTCAGCCGCTTACTGGGCAAACAAAGTTAAGTGGTGAAATAGATGACTACTACGATTATTACTAAGTTTTCCTCCACTGCTTCAGCCGTACCATTAGCTACGGACTTGGTACAGGGTGAGCTTGCTGTAAATACCGCAGATAAAAGGTTATTTACGGAGGTTAGCGGTGCAACCATTATTGAGATTGGAACAAATCCTAGCTCAGTTACCACTGGTGCTATCACAGCTAGCGGAACTGTTACTGCAAATACTGCACTATTGTCTTCTAACGCAACTTTCACTGGAGGCACGATAAATGGAATGGTGGTTGGTGGATCTACTCCACAAGCAATCACAGGAACTTTAATTACCGCTAATACTAATTTTTCCGGTGCATTAACTGGTAATGTAACCGGCAACCTG